ATTTAGTCCGTTCGCAAGAATGGCAACTTTACGATTATTCAGAATCTTTCGAGATTTTAATAATAATCCGTATGTCCTTACAGATTTTGTTCCAGCGGTTCAGAAGGTCTCACCACTCATTGAATGTGGTACCCACTTTAGACCTGATGCCCCTTGGGAGCCCCCCAAATTCTCCAGCAATACATACACTCCGCGAAACTCCTCCCTTTGGTTGAAGATTATCAAAATCATCACATCGCCTGTTCAAACCATTGTAAGATTAGTCGTCAAACAAATCAGAAAGCACCCATTGACAGTTGCTCTTCTCTTTGCTTGTCTAGGTCTTACGATCGCTTACCAGGTTAAAACCTTTGATGACTATGATAATTTTCTTAGACTTAAGGTGTCTCAACTTCTCCGCGATTCTAATCGCTCAATTGACTATTCTTCAGCCAGATCTCAATTTGCCCAGACACCCGTTCCCCCAGTCCAAGATAGACCATACCACACTCACCCTCTATCAGCTTCCGCTAGATCCAATGCCGCTAAGACATTCGAGATATTCTCTTTGAGAATGGGATTCAAACCCTATTTCTTTCAAACTTGTATCTCTGATGTTCGAAACCACAACCGCAATGGATTCCGCGTGGCTTACTTTGGAAAAGATGACTTAAGCACAACCAAGTCGTTCGATCCACCACCAGGTTCACTTATAGCCTGTGTCGATACCGATTACTTCATCGACATGGACAAACTCCTCACTGAAACAGATGGCATTAAATTACTTTACTCTTTCGTTCCTAGCACCACCGGTGCGAACAACAAGGAGTACTCTTACACCTTCAATGCCGACAATACGCTCACCTACATCGTTTCAGGAGGCGCTAGCTATCGTCATGCCTTGTGGAATTATGGTGATGATACAACAACCGCGATTAAGTATGTCCCTTTACTCAGTTGGATTGGAATTTACATTCCATGGATTACTACCACCTACCATATTGAGAGGATCAATGTTGACCCCGATCATCAAATTGTTGCGTTTTTCCCCTTTAAACGTCATTTTGGTTTCTGGGCAATGTTAGCTGGCCTATTGGAATCACGCCGCCTCACCAGGCTCAAGCCTGTTACTGGTGAATACGCTAGATTACAATATAGATGCAAAGACAAACACTATGTTTGTACTTCCATCGTTGGTCAGTTCTCTCATGCTAAAGTTCAAGTGTCCACTGATGATGCAATTTCCAACATTGCACTCACGTCCAACAACCCCATCACTGTAGCCTCTGCTCAACACCTCGTTCATGAAGAAATTCCTGACGAAACCTTAGCTAAGCATGCTGCACTCATACTTGCTGCCTACCACCGCTCCCGAGTACCTTTCTCTGCTCCAGTAATTTATCCTGTGAAACAGTCGCTTGCGACTTACTCCTATTCTAAGGATATAGACCCAGCAGAGGCGAAGGTCGAACCGTTCATGTCACCTATCGTTTTAGGCGCAGCTTTTGCTCCGTCTAGTGACAAGTCTTCCGCACAACGCGCTGTTAGTGGAAGAGTCGAGGAAGTTCGTCAAGATACAGTCGTGACGCCATTCATGGCTAGATGCATGAATGAGTTCCTCGAGGAACTTTTACCCCCCGAGCGAATACACCCTGCTACTCGCGAGGAAGTTTTAGAAGAATTAGACCGACCGGCTCAAAAGCAGCTAGTCCATCAGTCTGAGTATATGTTTGTTACTTTGGCCAGAAGAGTCTCCGCTTTCATCAAAGGCGAGACTTATTCTGAACCCAAAGATCCCCGAATAATAAGCACTATAAATTCAGATGATAAAGTCGAGTTTTCAAGATTTGTTCGCCCGCTTTCCGAAGTCCTTAAACGTTTTTCCTTTTATGCGTTTGGACAGACCCCCAAAGAAGTAGCCAATAGGGTAACTGAAATTTGCACCAAGAGTACTACAATGAATTGCGATGATATCAGTAGAATGGATGGAGGCATCAGCCAAGCACCTCGAGTCCTTGAAAAGGCTGCATTATTGAGACTATTTGAATTTCAATACCACAGCAAACTCAATGAGCTCTACGATGCAATGCACCATCAGCAAGCCGATATTAATGGAGTCCATTACGAAACGGGTTTCTCTAGATTATCTGGAGAACCTGGGACTTCCACATTCAACACTCTCGACAATCTGTTTATGCTCTACCTACATAAACGCATGTCTAAAGATGAGAATGGCAATTACTATAGTCACAAAGATGCGTGGCAATACCTAGTGGAAAAGGTTATTTGTGGAGGAGATGATTCCGGAGCTGGAGATGTTGATCAAGAAGGCCTCAAGAGAGCTAGTTTAGCCCTTGGCTTCAAACTCAAGAACAACACTTTCAAACGCTCACAACCAGGAGTCAATTTCCTTGCCAGAGTTTACGGCCCAGACGTTTGGTTTGGTGACCCTAACTCTATGGCCGCCCCAGCACGAATGCTTTCTAAACTACACGTTACTACACGATTGCCCCCTGGAGTTACACCGACATGGAAACTGGTTGAGAAATCTTCCGGTTACTTTCTTACTGATAAAGCAAGCCCTATCTTGGGTGAATTTGTCAGCCGTGTCGCTCAACTCGCGCCTCTCCATCAAACCACTCTTCTATCTCGTCTCATACGACCTTGGAATTCCAATTTTGACTCAACGGACCAATATCCTAACTCTTTATCTGGTTGGATGTTGGATGTCATCGAGAACGAATTACCAGGCTTCGATTATGACACTTTCAGGAAAGCCTTAGCAAACGCAACAAAAATAGAGGATCTGCTTAACATGCCAGTTTGTTATACCGCGGACACGCCCAAGATTGAGGCTGTTGTCACAATCGCTGGTGAACTGCATAGACCTAAAGAGCAACCTCCAATAGCAACGCCTAAACCCATCCCCGCTCCCTTAACCAACGTCTCTACCGAATTTGGACGTATTGTCATTACTGACAAGGTTAAGCCCAAACAATAAATCTGGGACCTTCGTGGTGGTGATAAATTGATATGCCGTCTGGTCAACGGCATACAAAATTTAATCATCAACGAAGTAAAACAAAACTCATCATGACCAATGGAAAGAAGAAAACATCGGCCAAAGCCTTGCGAAAGGCTCGCACCAAAACGGTTAAAGTTAGATCGGCACCAAAAGCACCTGACCTCTCGTCACACGAGGAAACTATTGTTGGCCTTACTGATCCTTTTTCTGAGTTCTCATCTGATACTAGGTATCCAGATCAAGGCTCAGGAAGAACTTTAGTTACCCAACAACGGTATCTTTGCAACCCAACTGCTAACGCCTCAGGTATCGTCGCCATCGCTTTCAATCCGAAGCCGTCTTGGTCTGGAATTACCGGATCCACTTACGCCGGGAATGTCGTCACATGGACAGCCAACTACAACCAGGGAGACTTCTCCACGGTCCAGGATCTCGTCAATAATTACGGACAGTCTTATAGAATTTGTTCTATGGGTGTTAGAATTGCTAACACACTGTCTGCTACTAATTCGTCCGGGTACCTAGTGATCGCAAAAGGAGGAACTGTCCCTATCGGCGCTGGACTCACAACGACATTTAACCCCGTCAACTTTGCATCTTACGATTTACACCCTGTTGCTCACGGCGCGGAGTGGCATGCCACATTGCACCCCAGATCAGCTCAAGCATATGACCCCGACTTAGTCGCCACAGGTGTTTCTAACACTTATGGTGATGATAGTTGGGAGACATTGTACATATTTGCTACTGGTCTACCCGCATCATCAACGCCATTCGCTATCGAAGTCGTAATCAACATCGAGTATACATGTAAAGAAGACGCCCCCATCTCCGGACTCGCACGTCAATCTCCAATGATGGACGTCAGCATTCAAACCGCTGTCAACCATGTCCAAAACTCTTTGCCTAATTCACACGTTAACTCTAAAGCTAGGGTTAGCGCACTTATCAAAAGTGAGGCGAAGAAAGCCCTCATCAAACACGTGTTACCATTCGCAGCACGAAAACTTAAACAAGCAATCCTCTGAGTTCCCTACAACTACGGTCGTTCACTAATACTGACGAGTTCCGTAGACCCTTGGACTCATTGAGGCCTCGGCACTAAATCGTCGTCGCCCGCTTTGTTTCAAAACTCAACTTTTCTTTTTGACATTAAAGCATGTACCTCATGCCATTTAGCCGTATCTTTATGAATAAAGATCAGGC